CTGGCGGCGCAATATATGCGCGATGTCGGGCCGAAAAAGGAACTGCGCGGCTGGTTCATTCGCCGCGTCGCCACGCGGGAACTGGCCTATCTGCGCAATCAGAGCCTGGTGGAACATGATTGGCAGATCCGTGGCTTCCTCTCTTTTCAGGATGCGGAGAAATCCGAGATCGTCATGGATAGCCTGGTCGAGCAGCTGCGTGCGACCTTTCTCACCGACCTGACACTTGGCGGCCTGGTCGATGAACGCCGGGACGCCGGCCAGCCGATTGGCCTCCAGCTCGGTGAGACCGCGCCGTACATGTTCGCCGGCATCCTCTGCCATGGCGTCCGCCTCGATCTAACCACCAGGCATTATCCGGCAACGCCTGATGATCCGGCGAGCCTTAACGACTTTGCGACCTTCCATGTCAATTGGGACATCCCTGTCTTCGGCAACGTGCTGACGCCGTTGCCGGCCGATGAAACGGCCGATGCCACCGATCACATCACCTTGGAGACCGAATGATGTATGTCAAACCGGCCACGCCTGATCTCAAGGTCAGCGATCCCGAACGTGGCGGCCATCTGCCCGCCAGCGGCGATGAGGTTCCGAGCACCGAATATTGGCGCCGCCGCTTGACGGCCGGCGATGTCATCGACGCCACGCCGCCGCGTACCGGCAAGGCCAAGGAGTAATCGGCTATGAGCATTTCGTTTAACAGCATCCCGATCAATCTGCGCGTGCCAGGCGCTTATATCGAGATCGATAACAGCCGGGCCTATAATGGCCTGTTCACATTGCCGACGACGATCCTGATCATCGGCCAGAAATTGCCGGGTGGCAATGTGCCGGCCATGACGCCGACCCGCATCACACGGAAGGGCCAGGCCGACCAGGCTTTCGGCGTCGGCTCGGTGATCGCCCATATGGCCAATGCCTTCCGTACCGCGAATGATTGGAACGATATGTTCTGCATCGCGATCGAAGACAACGCGGCCGGTGTAGCGGCCACGGGCACGTTGACCTTCACCGGAGCGCCAACCTCGCCCGGCACCTTGAACCTCTATCTTGGCGGCCGCCGCTTGCAAGTCGGGATTTCGGCATCGCAGACGATCATCCAGATCGCCACCAATATTGCCAGCTCGATCAATTCCAACAATGACCTCGCGATCACGGCGGCGGCGGCGGGCGGCGTGGTCACAGTGACGGCCAAGCATAAGGGCGCTTTCGGCAACGATATCGATCTCCGTCACTCCTACTATACAGGGGAAGGACTTCCGGCCGGCCTGGGCCTCGCTTGCAGTCCCATGACTGGCGGCACCGGCAATCCCGATATTCAACCGGTGCTGGATCTGATCGGCGATACCTGGTTTACCGATATCGTGACCCCTTACGCGGATGCGCCCAATCTTGGTGCGCTGGAGGCCAAGCTCGATGTCAGCTATGGCCCGCTGAAGATGATCGATGGCCATGGCTGGGTCGGTGCGCGCGGCACCCATTCCGGCCTGACCACGCTCGGCACCTCGCGGAACTCGCCGCATCTCAGCATTGTCGACGCGCATGGTTCGCCGACGCCGCCGTGGGAATGGGCCGCCGCTCAAGCCGGCATCGGCGCCTATTATCTCGCGCAAGATCCAGCGCGCCCGCTGCAGAATTTGAAAGTGGCCGGCCTGCTGCCAGCGCCTGGTGCAGATCTCTTCACCCAGCAAGAGCGCAATCTGCTGCTCTATAACGGCGTTTCGACATCCAAGGTCGATGCCGGCGGCGCTGTTGTGATGGAGCGGATCATCACGACTTATAAGTCCAATGTCGCGGGCGCCGCCGACCCAAGCTATCTCAATATCGAGAGCATGCGCACCCTGGCGACCTTGCGCTATGACCTGCGTACTTTCATTCCGCTACGTTATCCGCGTCACAAGCTCGCGAATGACGGCACCAACTTCGCGCGCGGTCAGGCTGTCGTGACGCCAGGAATTCTGCGCGCCGAAATGATCGCCCGCTTCGGCATGTGGGAAGATCGTGGCTGGTGCGAGGATGTCGAGCAGTTCAAGGCCGATCTCCTGGTCGAGCGCAATGGCGAAGATGTCGATCGCGTTGACGCGCTGATCCCGCCGAACATCATCAACCAGTTCCGCGTCCTCGCCGGCCTGCTGCAGTTCCGGCTGTAAGGAGATCCAACAATGCCCGCTCCCAATCAGTTTCTCGGTCGCGCTACCATCCGTTGGAATGGCAATGTGATCGAAACGAATTCCGGTGCCACGCTCGATATCGGCGGCGTGACGCGCGATCCCATCGTCACCGGCATGCGTGTCGGTTTCGGCGAACAAACCGCGCCCGCATCGCTGACCTGTGAAACTAGTCTCATGCAGGGCATGTCGCTGGATGAGCTGCGCAACATCACCGATGCCACCGTGATGTTCGAGTGTGACACCGGACAGACTTACATCATCCGCAATGCCTTTGTGACCGCGCCGCAGACGATCAAGGATGGCGGCGGCGGCAATGTCACGGTGAATTTCGCCGGTCCCCCGGCCGAGGAGACGATGTGATGAAAGCCTTTACCTTCAAGACGCCGCTGGTGACCCGCAGCAAAGAGACCGGCGAAGTCATCGATAAGATCGAGAGCTGCACCGTCCGGCCGCTCAAGACCGGCGATCTATTGGCGGCCCTTGACGGGGCCGGCGACGACAAGCCGGGATCGCTTCTGCGCCATCTCGTTTCGCGCTCGACGAGGCTGACCATTAAACAGATCGATGACCTCGATCTGGAAGATGGCCTCGCTTTGGTGAGCGCAGTTGAAAGTTTTTTGCCCGCTTCCCTGCGGACTGGCCGGATTGCCTCGAACTCATCGCAGGGACCTTCGGATATCCCGCCGACCTCCGATCCTGGGGACCAGGTTCACTGAGGTTCTGGACAGCGCGCGCCAAGAAATGGCAGGCCCGTTTAAACAAGGTTGAGTGAGACGTGAAACTTAGCGTCATCCTTGAAGCGATCGATAATGTGACCAAGCCCGTCCGCGCCATCGCGGCGCGGGTTCGGTCATTGTCATCGCAGCTCGGCCTGGGTCGGCTCGCCAGCTCGGCCAGCGCGGTCGGCAAGTCCTTTGGCAATGTCGCCAAAGAAGCGACCAGCATGGCGGCGCGGACGGCCGCGGCCTTCGGCATTGTCGGCACTGCGCTCCTTGGGCTGGTCAAATCGAGTGCCGATGCCGGCGACGCGGCCAATGATACGGCGCAAAGGATCGGCATCGGCATCGAGGCATATCAAAAGCGTGCCTATGCCGCCAAGATGAGCGGCGCGGATGAAGAGACGGCGGCGAAAGGTCTTAGTGTCCTGAACAAGCAGGTCACGGAAGCCGCCAAGGGCAACAAGGTGCTGGCCGCCAATTTTAAAGCACTCGGCATCTCCGTCAAAGATGCAAACGGCAAATTGAAGCCGACTGAGCAGATCTTCGATGAAATAGCTGATCGCTTCAAGGACATGCCGGACGGCGCCAAGAAATCCTACATCGCCATGAAGTTGCTCGGCGTTGAAGCGGGTCCCCGCCTGGTGCAAACCTTGAACAACGGCTCTGCCGGTATGAAAGCGCTGGGAGACGAAGCTGAGCGCTTGGGTAAGGTGATTGGCCAGAAGGCCGCGAATGCATCTGCCGATTTCAACGATAGCCTTGACCGCCTGCTCGGCTCTCTGGTGGGCTTGCGGAATTCCATTGGCGCGAAGCTGCTGCCGGTCTTGACACCCTTGATCGGCCAGATGACCGACTGGATTGTTGCCAATCGCGAGTTGATCGCGACCAAGCTGCAAGACTTTATCGATGCCTTGCCGGACCGCATCGCTGCTGTACGTCAGGGCGCGCTGGATCTCTATCAACGCCTGTCGCCGCTGATCGATGCCTTCCGTTCGCTGATTGATTGGATCGGCCCGGCGAATGCGGGCTTCGGCGCTTTCGCCGGGATTATCGGCGGCAAGTTTCTATTGTCGGTCGCGCAGCTGACCCTGGCCTTCGGTGGCCTCGGCAAGAGCGTTGTCGCCACCTCATTCAGCCTGGCCAAGATCGCCCTCGCGCCGCTTATCTCCAGCATGACGGCCTTTGTGACGGCGATGCGCTTCGGCACTGGTGCCACCGCCGCTTTCAATATCGCGCTGCGGGCCAATCCCATCGGCCTGGTCATCACCGCCGTGCAAGCCCTGGCGGCGGTTGTTTTCATCTTATACGAAAATTGGGACACAATCGGGCCGTGGTTCGCCAAGCTCTGGGATGGGGTGAAGGAGACCTTCAGCGGCTTTGTCGATTGGGTCAAAGCCGGGTTCACTGACGCGATCATCGGCAGCTTCAAGACGATCTGGGATTTTGTCGGTCCGATCATTGACCGGCTGAAGGAGGGTTTTACTTGGGCAACCTCCATCGCCAACAAGGCCGGTAGTCTACTCAGCTGGGGTGGCGACAAGGATGAGACCTCAAGCGGAAGTGCTTCCGCTGGCGCAGCAGCAGTGCCGGTGGCCGGTGCTGGCCGCGTTGATGCCGGCGGCTCAATGAAGATCGAGGTCACCGACACCCGGACGCGGATTACGCGGGCGCAGCCGAACGATCCCAGAATGGATTGGCAGACCGATGTCGGCACGGTGATGCAATGACCGTGCAGTCCTGGCTTCTCAACAATCTGCGGCCGGCCAGTTTTCGCGGCATCCCTTTCGAGGTCGAGACGGCCGAGAAGACCGGCGGCCCGCGCACGATCACCCATGAATTTCCGCTGCGCAAAGATCCGACCCATGAATTCGTCGGGAACCTGCCAAACTCTTTTTCGCTTGAGGCCGTGCTGATCGCCGATGATCTGCTTGACCAGGTTGATCGCCTGGAAAAGGCGCTCTATGACACCAGTCCCGGCCGCCTGATCCATCCCTGGTATGGCGAGATGGATGTCGTGGTCATTGGGGAAGTGCGGACGCGCAAGAGCAGCAAAGAAGGCCGCGTCGCCCGGATCTCCATTCAGTTCCAACTGTTCGGGGGTGAGGCATCGCCGACCGCAGTTGTCGATACGGCGGCGGCCGTTAACCGCGCGGCCGATGCAGCCCAGGCGGCGATCATCGCCGATTTCGTCGATACCTTTATCGGCCGAGGCGTGCAGGATTTCGTCACATCGCATGCCCTTCAGGTGGTCGCCGCCGTGGCCGACACGGCTATCGGCACGATGCGTAGTTTCGGCCTGACCGCCGAACTGGCCTCCGGCTATATCGGCGCCACTTCCGGCAGCCTGGCGGAACTGCATCCGGCGGTGTTGCAAGAGCCGGCGGCGCTGGCCGATCAAGTGAGCGGTTTATTCAAGCCGACTATAACCCGGCCTAAACCGAACTTGTCGTTGAGCAGCGCGCTGCTGGCGCTGGGCAATGGTGCCGGTGTTGGCGGCATCGAAATTGAGACACGCAACACGACCCCCAGCTGGAAACGGGCGGTGATCAATCAGCAGGCCGTCATCGCCTTGGCGCAGGTCTCGGCGGCAATCCAGGGCACCAGGGCAGGCACACAGGCCGGCTGGGACAGCCGCGACCAGGCGATCGCCTGGCGCGATCTGGCGGGGGATGATCTTGACCAGGCCGCCGATATTGCCGGTGCGGCGAATTGGGATGCCACCTGGCAGACCGCCACCGATCTGCGCGCAGCGCTGATCAAGGATGTCGCGACGCGGGCCGCACCTTTGCCGCGCCTGGCGATCCTTCGGCCGGCCGCCACTTTGCCCACCGCTCTGCTGGCCTATCAGATCGATGGCGATGACCTGCGCGGTCTCTTCGACCGGGCCGAGGATCTGCGTCGGCGCAACAGCATCCGGCATCCGGGCTTCGTGCCTGGTGCCACCCCGCTGGAGGTGCTGGTCGATGCCTGAGCTGATCCGCGAGGATATCCGCCTGCTGGTCGATGGGACGCTGTATAGCGGTTGGAAAGAGGTACAGGCATCGCGCTCCATCGAGCAAGCGGCGCTGGCCTTCCGGCTTGGTGTGACTGAGCGCTGGCTGGGTCAGCCGTCGCGCAAGGTGATCCGGCCAGGTGCTGCGTGCCTGCTGACCGCGACGGGCGATCCGATGATCACCGGTTATGTCGATGATGTCACAGTCGAATACGACACCGGCCAGCATGCGATCACCATTGCCGGCCGCGACAAGGTCGGCGACCTGGTCGATTGCGCCGCTGTGGTCGATGGCGATCACGTATTCAACGATCTGACCGTGCTCGAATTCGCGCGCCGGATCTGCAACCCCTATGGCATCCCGGTGACGGCCGAGGTCGATGTGGGTGCGCCTTTCGCCCGCTTCGCAATCCAGCCTGGCGAGACCGGCTTTGCCGCCATCGAGCGCGCCTGCCGCCACCGCGCCTTGCTGCCCAATGGCGATGGCCAGGGCGGGCTGGTGTTGACCCGCGCCGGCAAGGGCGGCCGGCATGCCGGCTCTTTGCGGCTCGGTCATAATGTCAAAACCGCCAGCGGTGCCTTCACCTATCGCGACCGTTTCAGCGAGACGATCCTGCGCGGCCAGCAGGAGGGCAGCGACACGGTGGATGTCGATGACATCGCCGGTCCCGAAGGCCGCGCCCGAGATGTTGCGATCACGCGCTATCGGCCGAGTGTCATCGTCTCCGAACAAGCCGGCAATGGGATGAGCCTGGCCGACCGCGCTGCCTGGGAAGTGCGCGTCGCGCGCGGCCGGTCCCGCAAGGTCACCTATAACGTCGCCGGCTGGCGCGATGAGGATGGCACGCTGTGGCGCTCGAATAATCTGATCCCCGTGGTTGATGACTATCTCGATATCGCTTTCGACATGCTGATCGTCTCGGCCACTTTCGGGCTTACTACCTCCGGCACGGTGACGGAATTGCAGCTCGCCTTGCCAGACGCCTATGACCTGCTACCGGAACCGGATGAACAGCCCGATCCCGCCAGCGGATTGATGGAGGCGCTATGAAAGCCGTCTCCCGCATGATGCAGCCGCTGCGCGACCGGGTCATGTTGATGGTCGCCCGCGCTGTTCTGCGCCTGGTCAATGACGCGGCCGGCATTCAGCGCGTGCAGTTCTCGGCCCTCAAGGGTGAGACGCGCGGCAATGCGGAACACTTCCAGCCCTATGGTTTCACCAGCGTCGCCCATCCCGGCGCCGAGGCCGTTGTCTTGTTTCTCGGCGGCAATCGCGATCACCCCATCGTGGTGGTGATCGATGACCGCCGCTATCGCATCCAGGGCCTGCAGGGCGGCGAACTCGCCATCTACACCGATGAGGATAAGCAGGATGGCGGCCATCGCATCCACTTCAAACGCGGCCAGGAGATCGAGGTCAAGACCGGCAAGAAATTCGTGGTCAATGTCGGCGATGGGAAATCCGTGCTGACCATGACGCCGGAGGGAACGACCCTGGTCACACCCGATTTCGCGGCGACGCCGTCATGACAGCGCGTGGTGTGGCGGTGCATGCGCTCGATGCGGCCGGCGGCGCGCAGATGACCGAGGTCAATACCTGGTTCCGTGTCGAGGGCGAGCCGATCGTCGTCATCGGCGATCTGGTGACGGCGCATGGCAATCCGCCGCATTCGCCGCCGCCACCCATGGTCGAGGGATCGGCCTGGTTCCGGGTCGCCGGGATACCGGTCTGCCGCGAAGGCCATCATGCCTCTTGCGGCCATGCCACGACCGGCCGGCCGTGGTTTCGGATTGAGTGAGACCAGGACAATGATTGCAATCGAATTCGACGGTACAAGGTTGATCGGCGATTTGAAGCTCGGCGCGGCTGGCCTGGAGCAGGATGACGACCTGACGACTTGCGTGCTGGTCAGCCTGTTCACCGATCGGCGCGCGCGCGCCGATGACCCGCTGCCCGCCGGTGCCGGCGATGATCGGCGCGGCTGGCTGGGCGATGCCCTGGCGACGATCGAGGGCGATCGCATCGGCTCAAGGCTCTGGCTGCTGAAACGCGAGAAGCAGACCAATGAAACGAAACGCCGGGCGATCACGTATTGCCGCGAGGCTCTGGCCTGGCTGATCGATGACAACCTCGCCACGCAGATCGATATCGCCGCCGAATGGCTGCCCGACCGCGACGGCATTCTCGGCGTCGATATCGTGGTGCGTCGCCCGGATGGCAGCACTCATCGGCAATCTGTCGCCGTTGGAATAGGAGCCGTTTAAATGCCCTTTAATCGACCGACACCGCCGCAGATCCGCGACCGCGTAGCAGCCGAATACGAAGGCGCGCTGCCAGGGGCGGATGCGCGGTCGCGCCGCTCCGTCGAGGGCGTTTCGACCCGCGCCGTCACCGTGGCCAGCTATGCTCTGCATGAGCATCTCGATTGGGTTGCGCAGCAGATCCTGCCGGACAAGGCCGAGGAAGAGATCCTGCTGCGCCATGCCAGCCTGTGGGGTATCGAGCGCCGGCAGGCGACACCGGCCAAGGGTCGCACTCGCTTCATCGGCAATGCCGGCGCGGTAATCGAGGCCGGCACCGAGCTGCGCCGCAATGACGATGCGCGCTTCGTGACGCTGGCGGATGTCACACTGGCCGGAACTGGTTCCGACGTCGCCGTCCAGGCATCGGCCGCCGGCAGTGCGAGCAATTCGCCGATCGGCACCAAGCTCTCACTGATCGCGCCGATCGCCGATGTGCAGAGCCAGGCCGGTGTCATCGACGATGGCAGCGGCAATGGCCTGACCAATGGCGCCGATATCGAGAAGATCGACGATCTGCGCGCGCGAGTGATTGAGCGCATGCAGCAGCCGCCACAAGGCGGCGCCGATTACGACTATAAAGCCTGGGCCAAGGAAGTGCCCGGCGTGGCGCGTAGCAAGGTCTGGGTCTATCCCGGCTGGATGGGCCTTGGCACGGTCGGCCTGTCCTTCCTGGTGATCGCTGGCGATGGCTATGCAATCCCCTCGGCGACCGAGGTTGACGCGGTGCAAGCCCATATCGATCTCAAGCGGCCGGTCACGGCCGAGGCCATCGTCTTTGCCCCGACGCCCTATCCGGTCGATCTGTCGATCCGGCTGTTTCCCGACACCGCCGCGACACGCGAAGCCGTCCTGGCGGAACTCGCCGACTTCTTCCTGCGCGAAGGTGAGCCGGGTGTGCCGGTTTATGTCTCGCGCATCCGGGCAGCAATCAGCGTCGCGGTCGGTGAAGACCATCACGAGCTTATCGCGCCGACCGACAGCATCTTGCCGCCGCCCGGCCGCCTGCCACAGATGGGGGCCGTGACATGGGCCTGAGAATGGACAAAGCGGCCTATCTCAATCAGCTGAAGGCGATCTTGCCAACCGGCGAGATCTGGCCGCGCGATGCGAGCAGCAATCTCTCGCATTTCATGGAGAGCCCGGCTGCCGAGCTGGCGCGGGTCGATGGCCGCGCGGCGGATCTGATCGAGGAGGCCGACCCGCGCACGACTGGCGAGATGCTGATCGATTGGGAAACGGTGGCCGGTCTGCCAGATCCCTGCACCGGGCCGCTGGATAGCATTGAGGCGCGGCGCGCGCGCCTGGTCCAGAAGCTGACCAAGCTGGGCGGTCAAAGCCGCGCCTATTTCATCGAGCTGGCGGAAGAACTTGGCTATGTCGATCCCTGGATCGATGAGTTCCGGCCCTTCACCGTCAACTCCAACGTCGATGATTTTATCTACACTGATCCCTGGCGCTATGTCTGGCGGCTCAATATTCGCGAGGAGACGCTTGAAACGGTCTTCACCGCGCAATCGGGCTGCGACGAATTCCTGCGCAGCTGGGGCGACGACATCCTTGAATGCGTGATCGAGCAATACAAGCCGGCTCACACGCATGTCCTTTACGGTTACGGCAATGGGAGTAATCCATGAAACGCATCGACACCGCGACGAAAGCGGTCGATCTCTTTGGCGAGGGCAAGCACGGTTACAAGGATGGCAATCCGCTTTCCGGCGATGCGCCGACGCAGCTTAATGCCGCGCAGTTCAATCACTTGCAGGAAGAGATTGCCAACGTCATCGAGCTTACCGGCGGCACTCTCGATCCGGCAGATTATACTCAGTTGTACAAAGCGATCCTGAGAGTGGTTGCATCCGTCGATATCAGCGGGCGCTTTCTTAGGATTGTCGCCTTTCCAGCCGCCGGCACCTGGCCCTATACGCGATCGCCAGATTGCCGTGGCGGCCTTGTCGATGTTGTCGGCGCCGGCGGACCTGGCGGTGGCGCGATTGCAGCTACGAATGGCGGTGTCGGTGGCGGCGGCGGCGGCGAAGGCGGCCGAGCGCAAAAATACTTCAGCCAGTTGCCAGAGACCGCGACCGTTATTGTCGGTGCCGGCGGCGTACCCGGCGCAGTGACCAATGGCGGCACCGTGACGGGCACTCCCGGTGGTTCCAGTTCGTTCAACGGCGTCTCCGCGACGGGAGGCGGCAGTGGACAGACTGGGTACACGAACTCGGGCTATTCAGGCGGCATTGGTGGCCTGGGCGGCATGGGCAGCGGCGGTGACATGAATTTTAAGGGCGGCGATGGGACGGCCGGCAACGCCTTCTCGCAGTCTGGCATGTCAACGCCGGGGGGCAACGGCGGCGGCCCGCATGGTGGCCGTGGCAGCAATGGTGCTCCGAGTGCATCAGCACCGGGCGGACAAGGTAGCGGCGGCGGCGGCGGCGGCTCGAACGCTGTTGGCAGCGCGTCGGTCGCCAGCAAAGGCGGCGACGGTTACGTGATCATCTTTGAAATGAGCTGAGGCAAACCCATGGACACCAAAGTAACGAAAGCGCGAATTGAAAACAGCCTGGTCGTCGAAGTGCTGGCCCTGGAAAACTGGGACGATGTCTTCAGCCCTGAATTGGTTTGGGTCCAGGTTCCAACAGACCAGAACGTCAAATGCGGTTGGCTGTACGACGGGACCTTTCATTCACCCACGACGCCCCCGCCTGTACCGGAACCGTTGCGGCCGCTCTCGGCCCGACAAATTCGCCTCGCTCTGGCTGCAGCCGGCCTATTGGATCAAGTCGAAATGACTATTGCCGGCTTGCCGCAAGCTAGCCGCATCGAGTGGCAGTATGCGAGCAGCTACGAGCGCACGCACCCGCTGATTGCCTCGATCGGCACGGCGGTCAATCTGAGCGATGGCCAGATCGACGACATGTGGCGCCAAGCCGAAGCACTGTAACGACGAGGTCAAAATGCTGGTGGAAGCAAAAACACTCATAAGCCAGGCTTGGTCGTTCCTGGTCAACGAGATCGATTGGGCTGACGTCGGTATTCACGTCGGCGTGTCGATCGCCATGACAGCGGCCATCGGCTGGTGGGGCAATGCCTGGTACGGGGCAGCGATCGCCTGCACGCTGTTCTACGGCCGTGAGCAGGCGCAGCAAGCTTATAAGGACAATCCGCCGGTCGGCTGGCGCCTATTTGTGCCGATCTATTGGGGACCGCACGGGAAGGCGGAATTCCTTCCGGTGGTGCCGGCGGCGTGCATTGCGGCATTCTGCGTTGAAGCGGCTAGGGTTTGATCTGTAACTAGAATGGATCTCAGGCTAGTTAGCCGCCATTTGCTTGATCTCCAGAACGCAGTGGATCGTACACCTGTGGAGCTAGCCAAAATCCGGTCTCATGATAGAGTTTATCAGCTAACTCCTCGGCACGACGGGCGTCCCGTTGGATCTTCGGCAATATTTCTAGTGGCTCGCGCCAGTGAGCCCACTTTTTCTGCGGCCTCTGTCCGGTCAAGTCATGATGTTCATTAATCAGTTCGTAGGCCTCGATACCGGCCCTAGCAAGAGATTGCATGAGTTCGATCGTAACAGAGAGGGATTGAATCGCGGCAGCGAATTCCATGAGGGCGTTTCCTGTACTCAGCGGAAACACATGGTATTCGGCGAACACGGCCTCATCCATTTGAGCTATTGGCTTCATCCTCAAAATCTTTTTCATCAGAGCCAGTCTGGCGGACTCCGCTTCGCTGGAAGTGTTTTCTTCCGCTTGCCAGTGTTCGTCCTTGGCGTCTGTCAAGTGTATCAACTCTATAAGATTGTCGAACGAACGTTGCAAAGCCGCGAGCTCAAGCCACTTCGAAACAAAGATAGGCGAGATTTTCAGACTGATAACCTTGGCTCTAGCGGCGCGCTGTGCCTCAGCATCGTCGTAATCCAGTTCCCGTCGAAAAAGATCAATAAGAACAGCGGCCAATATGGCGTCTATTGTGCCGATCGCTTGCATCCAAGCGGCGGCAGAATCAGTCCACAATCCTTTGTGTTGAGCTGCCGTATTAAGCCACCAAGCAATAACAATGACATTCAGCAGGACGACCACGGTCAATCCTGGCCAAAACATAACACGCTTTCGAATCATTCCCCCCTCCTACTAGAAACGGCGGGGGCTGGGCTGCGTCAACAGCCCAAACCGCGCGCAGGAACGCGCACGACCACAACCGGCCGAATCGAGGCCGCCCCGCCACCCCTGCAGGGGCGGGAAATTTATAGAGCACAACCTGAATGGAGTCGATTCGATGCGGTGCCTGCCGGGCATTGCTCTTCAAAGCCGCGCCGGATGCCTGTCTGGGCGGTATCGAAATTAAGTGCCGCCGCTGCGGCACGATCAATCAATTGAGGGCAGCTAGCCCCGAACCGGAACGCCGCCGAGCGTCGACCGGAAAGTGTTTGACGGATTATGAAGTCAGTGAAGAAAGCCCCCGGAAGGAACGGCTTTAAGTACAAACCGCAATTCGGCCTGATCATCGTCTGCAAAGATGAGAAGGAACAGGCCCGGCTCTACGAGAAATTTAAAGGCCGCTTTAGCTGCCGGGTGGTGACGGTATGAAGATCACAATCAACCACCAGTGCGCCGAGGCGGACAGCTACCGCGCGGCGCGCGTTAAGTCCCTGTTTAACGTCGAAAGCGGTGCCGATTTCAGCCTTATTGTTGATTTGCCAGTTGAGGATTTCGATTGGCAGATCGGGGTGGTTGTCGGACCATCCGGATCTGGCAAGAGCAGCATCGGCCGCGCCTTCTGGAACGGCGAGGCCTTCTATCATCCACGGTGGCCGAAGGATCGGCCGATCATAGATGCCATCGCCCCTGCTCTGCCATTTGATGAGGTCACGGCATCTCTCGCGGCTGTTGGTCTAGGCAGCGTTCCGGCATGGCTCCGACCCTACTCTGTTCTTTCGAATGGCGAGCGCTTTCGCGCCGATCTTGCGAAGATCGTCGCGGGGACATATCGGCGTGTCGTCATCGATGAATTTTCGTCTGTCGTCGATCGACAGATCGCTAGGGTTGGAGCACTGGCCTTCAGCAAAGCGTGGAGGCGGAAAATGGGCCAGGCGGTCCTGCTGGCTTGCCACTACGACATACTCGACTGGATAAAGCCTGATTGGGTGTTCGACACCGGCACTGGCGCGTTTCATCGGGGGTGGCGAAGGCGACGACCGCCGATCGAACTTGAAATCCAGCGAACGAACTGGAGCTGGTGGCCGGTCTTCGAACCGCATCATTATCTGAAGCTACCGAAGATGATTGCCGCGACCTGCTATGTTGGGCTCATCAATGGCGACCCTGTTGCCCACGTCGCCTTTTCGACACGACCGGGCCTAGTTGAGGCGCGGGCTTGTCGGCTGGTGGTCATGCCGGAATGGCAGGGTGCAGGCGTTGGCCTTCGTTTCCTTAATGCGATCTGCGACGATTGGATGGCCGGCCGGAACCGCTATGAGAAGCCTTTGCGCACGTTATTTCATACGTCGCATCCCGGCCTGGCGGCGGCCCTCCGGCGTGATCGGAGGTGGACGCAAGTGAGCGCCAGATTACATGGGGAAAGCAAGGCGAAGAGTGCCGCGTCGATAAGACGGTCAAGTCATAGGCGCGGCGCGCCGGACGACGGCGCCGTTGGATATGGCGGGCACTTCCGGGCAGTACAGGGCTTTCGCTATCTAGGGGAACAAGCATGCTCCGAGTAATGGTGATCGGGCAGAAATGGCTTGGGGCAGAGATCTGGCAATTGTGCCGGGAGAAGTGCGGCATCGAACCCATCATCGCTGCAGTGCCATCAATCGACGATCGATTAGCCAAAGCAGCGAAAGCCGGCGGTGGTTCCGCCATAGAGCATGGTCCAATCATCGACGCCAAGGACGTGCCGGCTGAGATTGACCTGATTGTGGCCGCCCACGCGCATTGTTTCATCACTGAGGCCGCGCGTCGCCGCGCTCGGCTTGGCGCGATTGGCTACCATCCCTCTCTGCTGCCCTTGCATCGCGGCCGTGACGCGGTGCGTTGGGCAATACGCGACCACGACAGGATAACCGGTGGTTCCGTCTACTGGCTCAACGACAAGGCCGATGCAGGAGAGATCGCTGCTCAAGACTGGTGCTTCATTCGGCCGGGTGACGACGCGGCCTCTCTTTGGCGCCGCGAACTGGCGCCGATGGGCTGCAGACTGATGCAAAAGGTTCTTTCGGACATTGCGGCTGGTAAGATCGTGGCGGTGCCTCAAGAGGAAAATCTCGCCACATGGGAGCCAGCTATCCGGGGTAATTTATCGCGGCTTGCTTAATGACTATCCGTGGTGGCGCAGGCGCTGCCTGGACCTGCTGTTTGACATTGTAAATAGACGCCCCGCTTCACGAGCTGGCGCCATCTTGTTTCTGAAGTCGGTTGCCCTCGGCGAGGGCGGCGGAGTATCTCGCTTTGTTATGTGGAGATAAGTGTTCCAGCGCATCAAGAGCTGCAGCCACGCCCTCTTCGGTGCCCTGGCTCATTTCCCACCACGATTTGCCAATAAGTAGCTGTTCCTTTCGATCGAAACTCTTAACGACCTCTGCCATTACTTGATGGCTAGGAGCCTGTCCGAGTAATCGGATTTTGCTCGACGATTGAAGTGTAGCGTGATTCGCTATGCCTATGAGCAAGACCTTTCGTCCATGGGACGTCGATCAGGTGTGGCTGCTGCCGCCCTCG